AAGAGCGTCAACATTAAGTCTACCATTTGCATTAAGTGAGTTAAGTTGTACGAACTGTTGGAGTTTTTTCTCAACCGTTTCTGGGTCATTGTTCTGAACATCGAAGTTAATCATAATGTCAAAACTTTCATCAGGATTACCCTTGTCCATTAACTGGGCATCAGGGATACCCGTTACACGGAAGAATACTTCATCGGGTCCAAAGCGTTGGAAGCATTTGAACGCCATACGTAGAACCTCTGCCGTGTGGCTAAGGAACTTGTCAACTAAGAACTGTTTACGTATTTCGCTGATTTGTGAATTATCAAGACCAACAAGCTTGTCAGCTAGATTAGTCAATGTGCTTTCCATTTCAACCGAACCAGTAGGAGATGGAGGAGTAGGAGCAAAGTCCAAGTCACCCTTACGGCGATACGGAATCATTCGTCCTGGACCCCAATCAGTAGGAGCCTGTCCAACTGGATGCAGAATCGGGGGTAAAGTAGCTAGGCTATTGCGGTCAACACGTGAATCACGCTCAACCTTTACTTGGTTCTGAATGCCACGAAGAACTGAGGGAATAGTCATGGTGTCGTAAAGACGCTTGCTATCCTCTGATAACTTAGTCACGACAACAGGATAATCCTCGTATCCGTTCAGTAATTCAAACTTGGCATAACCCTGTACCATTTCATTGCCATCAAAGTCACGGTGGAATACTGTGCAGTAAATGCCTTCAGCACCATCCTCTTGGTCAATTAGGCGTTGGTATCCGTAACAGATTTCAATTAGTTCTTCAGCTTCGTAAGCATTATCAGTAAGGCTGAGACTGCGGCGACCTTCTTGCTCACGCTCAATACTATCAATGTTAACGCCACGATATTTTGAAATAACATAATCAACGAAGTCCTCGTCCCAGCCATCAGTAACAACTTTGTTTTCTAACTCCTGCGGAGTATAGTAAGTTTTCCAGAAGCAGTAAGGTGCTCGCTGTGGGTCAGTAACATAAGGAGGGAAGAAGAAATCACCATCGGGTGCTAGTGTCTTGACATCGGGTGCATTGACCTGACGGCGTACAACTGGCAACTCAGCTAGACCATTCTTGCGTAAATCCTTGAGTGCTTTTTTAGCACGTTTCTTTGTAGTGCCTTCAAATGTTGCTTGTAGCAAGGCTGTTAGTTCTTCGTCATCCTCGCCCTCTTGTATAGCTAAGGCTACTTCTGGGCTGACTTGTGCAATCTGATTTATGTCCAGTTCTTGTAGGAATCGTCTGTCCTCACGCTGCCATCCGACATAAGTAATCAGTATGCCTCGCTCAAGCAAATAGTTAGCTCCAAGTTCCATCTCACGGTAGAATCGAGGAATGTATCCAGATGATACCATCCACTTCAGGAATCCTGACACGAGACGGCTTCTCGCAATGTCATTGCTTTCCACAGGGAAGGCACGGACATTCGCTCTTTTGAGTGAAGCCATAAATAAAGATACTAGACGAGTAATACGCTCGTCAATAAGGTGGCACTCCATATCGGATGCACCTTCCCAAGGGAATGCGTCAGCACCATGCTTTCGGTGGTCACGGCTTTTGCCAGCCCACCAGTTACGGCGGTCATCGTATGATGTACGGCACAGGTCAAAGTAGGATTCAAGTTCAGTTACGGTCTGGTCATAAGCGTAACGTAGTGTCTTGATATCGGGTTCATCACCAACGTAAGTTAGCGATTCGGAAATTGAATCATTCAGCATCTTTAATGTCTAAGCGTTTTTGTAGTGATTTGAGTAATCGGATAGTGTAACTCGATGATATGCCGATTATATCACATAGTTCACCATTATTCATAGGTACGGATGTTTCGTGCATAACTGACCGCCTAAATATTTCCCATGAAGCAAGTCTATCGCTTTGTTCCCTGCACCAATCACGGTCCAATGTTAGTTTATCGCTTTCCAACATATCGGTAGCTTGCTCCGTTCACATCCTCAATAGCTTCGAAAGTAATTTCCTTCTTTACTAACTTGCCCTGCCATTTACGTGGAACCAAAACATTGACACGCTTACGTTCCTCTGGGTGCAGTACACTTACATACTTTGGGTTAGGACAATCATTTAGAACAATTCCCTTGAAATGCTTGGGGATAATTTCAGTAATCATAAAGGACTCCTCAAGGATAGCTGTGCCTTCCTCTGTTACCCAAGTATTCTTACCCTTGCCTGTTAAGCTGCCCTCTGGAAGTTTTTCTTGAGCTATCTGCATAGCTTCTTCAAATTCAACTTCTTGTTCCTTTGCTATCTGTATTAGTTTCTTCTTAGCCATTAGTATCCTCCTTTGCCACGGTTCGTGGCGTGCATATCGTTTGATGTAAAGTAATCAGGTCCCATTCCTCCATTGGACATACGCAAGTAACGCAGTATATCAAAGAAGTCCTTGAGTGCCTCATCAGATTTACCCACTGAGTTATAGTTAATGATGCTGTCAATCAGGTTCTCGCAGTCCTTGTGGACGTAGCAGCGAGGTCTATTGGCTTCATCAATATCATAGTTAGGATTGTAATTGAACCACTCATCCAGAGCAGTACAACCAATCTGTTCTTGTTGACCATCAGATGGTATGAAACTCATACCGTAGTCATAAAATCTAGTGAACAAATCAACATTGTTCTCATTCTCCTTGGCAAAGAAACGTGAATCACCTACTCGTTCCATTACATCAATCCCAAGGTCATCCTCTATCTCCTTGAATAGTTCTACGTATCCCTCGACATCGTATCCTATCTTCTTAGCTGCTGGACCATACCGCCATTTTGGGTCACCGAATAAAGCCCATTCCCCATATGTGGCTCTGTCAGGGAACTCTTTTCTAATATATACCTCATCATTCTCGGTAACACCAGCCCACAATGCTACGTAATTACGTGCAAATGCAGGGTCAACTACCTGATACCAGGTCATTTTATCCTTATCAGGGAACGAGATTCCGTGCTTGTTTGGCTTGTCGCTTATTACATTTATCTCAGGTGAGAAGTTCGGAAGCAATGATGTCATTGATTTAGTAGGTAACCCATAGGCACGTACCATTATCTTGTCATCGCTTTCGTTCCTGAGGTCCTTGGCTATACGTTCGTAACCACCGAAGGGGTTCTCATCTGAGTGCAGGTACACAACTCCTGCGTCACGCTCAGGGCTGTACTGCACAACTGGGACTTCCTTGCCTAGAAGGTCAGCGTGTTTGGTTTCTATTACCTCGGCTCCTTTTAGATACTCAGCTACGAATGGCGTATAACCATCAATAGGAGTAAAACCCAGAATCATCTTTGAGTTACGTGTAGCTAGTCGGAAACGTAGGGTATTTACAAGTGCCGCATCTCCTAGGTATTCATCAAGCCAACTCCCGATGTTTAAACTACTAGGGTTCTTGAATCCAAATTCAAAACCTTCCAAGATAGTCTGGTTATTACTGAACTGCGTATAAGTCTTGAAGTCAACTCTAGTGTGAGTGTCAGGGAAAATAAAGCTACTTCCAGTAAAACCATTCTGCATTGAGAAGTTAATATAGCCATCAATGCTCTTGGTCTTTCTCTTGAACTCCTTGGGCATCATTTCCCAGATTGCAGCCTGCTGTACCTTCACGGATGTATCAGCGTTCTGACTAAAGCATACTACGTGTCCGTTCATATTGCTGGTCACAGCCTCCATGACCATCTTGGCACATCCTGTGGTCTTACCACTTCTATTACCACCAAATGTAATTACTTCATCATATTTAGCTATAGCATCCCTCATACGTTTCCAGCCTACTAAGTCGAACCCATACTTGAGTGGGTCCTCCTCTGAAGCTTGGATACGTCCTTCGTGAGCCTTGTGTAGCTCAGTAAGTAGCTTTGGGTCAATTTCGCCTAGTGCTACTATCTCCTCGTCCGTAGGGGGCTTGAGGATTGGGTGCTTGGTAAATTCAATCATTAATCCTTTACACGCTTGCCATTGACTCGGACTATTATCTTTCGGTCCCTGAGCTTTTTGCTCCAGTCAATCTCATCGTGGTTCTTACTCTGCTTCTCAGCATTGTGTCCTGGTCGTGGTGAGCATCCTTTTCCCATATTATTCCTCGTATAGTGAGTCATCGTCTG